TGGAGCTTTGCGTAAATCTCTTGGTGTTAAAAAAGGTGAGAAAATACCTGCAAGTAAATTAAATAAAGCTGCGAAAGCAAAAGGTAAACTTGGTCAACGAGCAAGATTTGCTAAAACATTATCTGGATTAAGAAAAAAATAATGGGTAAACTTTGTGCAAAAGGTAAAGCAGCGGCTAAACGTAAATTTAAAGTGTATCCAAGTGCCTATGCTAATATGTATGCAAGTTCCATTTGTTCTGGAAAAACAGTTGAGGGTGGTAGAAAAAAACCAAAGAAAAAAGCTGATGGAGGAATGATTAATAAAGTTTCTCAACAACGAAAAAAAATATCTAATTATAATCAAGGTGGAATTGCTAAAGGTTGTGGTGGTATTAAGGAAAATAGAAGAAAAGTAACCACAGTAGCATAATGGCTAAAAAAGGATTAAGAGCTTGGGTTAAAGAAAAGTGGGTCGATATAGGTGCTCCTAAAAAAGATGGTAAGTATCAACCATGTGGTAGATCTAAAGGAAGCAAAAGAGCTTATCCTAAATGTGTTCCAATTGCAAAGGCAAGATCAATGAGCTCATCACAAAAAAGATCAGCCGTTTCTAGAAAAAGAGCTGCTGGCAATCCTGGTGGTAAACCTACTAATGTAAAAACTATTGTAAAAAAATCTAATGGAGGCTATATAACCGTAAATCCAAGAGGTTTTGGTAGAATGTTACCAGATAAAAGGCCAACAACAAGAATATTTACATGACATACAACGAATTATCTAGTTCCGTAAAATTATCCGAAGGCTTTAGAGATCACGTATACATAGACACCGAAGGATTTCGCACAATAGGCTGGGGTCATAAAGTAGTACATGAAGATAATTTTGAAGATGGTAAAACATATACCAAGGAAGAACTACAAGAAGTATTTGATAAAGATTTAAACACTGCAATAGGTAAAGCTAGAACACTCATGGAAGAACATGGTGTAACTGATTTGCCTACAACAGCGCAGCATACCATTACCGAAATGGTATATCAGCTTGGCCCTACAGGCGTGTCCAAGTTCCGTAATATGTGGAAATGCCTGCA